TGGTGGTGCTGTGTGTGTGTATGGTGGTCTATTGGTGGTGGTCTATTGGTGGTGGTGGTGGTCTTATTGTGTAGGGGCTAAGGTATAAATTTAGACAAACTATTTTACACTAGGTATTAAAGCAAATCAGAACATAAGGCAATCAATACAACTAAACGAATAAGGCTACATCTAAGCCGTTAAGCGTATCGGCTAAGGGCTAACACCTCAACACAATTATAATTCATTAGAGGGCTTCTTATTAGCCTAAATAGGTTGCAAAGTGTTGATAATTAACAAAATAAATAAAAATAAAATTCAATTTACGTAATCGTACCCTTGGCTGAAAGTAGTCCAATATTCACACTAGATTTCCCCAATTTCAACTTTTATTACACAAGTGTAAAATATTCTTTTTGTTTCCAAAATGTTCAGTTTATTATTTGTTATATTGTACATAATAAATGTAAATGAAGATTATGAACGAAAGAGACATAGAAAGGGAGGATAAAAGGGTTGCCAAGGCTACTAAGAAGGAGGTGGATTTAAAGACTATTAAGGCTGTTGTTTCAAAGTATAATCCTGATGAGTTGGATGTGAGTAAGTCGGCTGGTAAGGCTACTAATTTAGTGAGTTATAAAAGAACAACTGAGGTTGTTAAATTAATTCTTAGGGGTATTCGTTATACGGATATAATGGAGTACTGTGAATCTCATTGGGGTATTAAGAGAAGGATGGCTAGTATTTATTACAAGAAGGCATTAGAAAGTTTTACTGAGCAATTTGAAGCTGAGAGAGAGTATGAGGTTGATAAGCATGCTATAATGTTGCAAGATTTATATAATCAAGGTTACAAGGCTGGAGATTTGAATATATGCAGATTGTTATTACAAGATTTAGCTAAGATGAAGGGGATTATTGTGGAGAGGGTAGATATTACTTCTGGAGGGGAAGGGTTTGTATTTAATTACCAACCACCCACAGATGATAAGGATGTTAAAGTTATTGAGGACTAGATATAATTAGGGCTTGATAATAGAGTTACGCCAGAGGCTTAAAACACTTCGTGTTCCAGCCCTTGTCGTAATGAGTGTGTTTTTTTAACTAACAAGAGTGTCTATTTATATTAGATTGCAAAGATAATAAAAATAATTAACATAATTTAGAAATAAAAAGAACAAAGAATGGAAGATAAAAAAAGAATATTAGAAGATGCGGAGGTTATATACAAGAGAATAAGGCGTGCCGTTCTAACTGAGAAGGATGTAGAAGGTGAGTTGCATGTTGCTGAGGGATTAGTAATATCTGGGAATAAGCTAGGGAGGACAGTAGGGTTTTGTACCGCTAACTTAGAGTTAGATAATTATGATTTCTTGGAAGAGGGTGCTTATATAGCTAAAGTTGAAATCGCTGGAGTTATGTTATCAGGCATATTCATATTAGAATCAAGGCATGAAAAAGCTAGTGTCCATTTATTTGATTTTTCAGAAGATATTTATAACGAAACCTTATCGGTAAGCGTTGTAAAAGCAGTACCAAAAGAATTACTAATGGATTTAATCCTATTAAGTGGTCATATTAGAAAATAAAATAGTATATTTGTATAACAATTAAAAAAAGAAAAAGAAATGGCAATAGATAATCATAGGTTTACCGTTTTGGTAAGAAACTTTCCTCCGAATCAGGAAGGAAGACCTATAACCAAAAGAAAGAAAGTATCAAAAGGATTAAGTGAACTATCTGAAATGGATATTAGAGAATATAACAAAGAAAAGGGTGAGGTAGAAAAAGGGAAGATAGAACGAGAGGAAGTTAAGGTTAGGCCAGGAACTACAGTTCAAGAAACCTTACATGGAGCTATTTTTTCTTGGGATATTTTGATTAATGGAGAATGGCTTAATTTAATAGATAAAATAACGCTAAAAGAGCTTTCTCTTATTCCTGATAGTTTAGCTCCAACATTAGAATTTTCCTTGAAGACTTTAGGAAAGTGGAATGATAGAGCAGACTCTGTTGAGATTTATATACCATTTGTGAGTTTAATAAGTTTAATGCAAAAAACAAAATTAAATGAAGTGTTAGATTTAGAGTGGTTTATAGGGATGCACAATGCTGGGGTGAACACCTCTGTAGACACCTGGTTTAATAATACTGACAATCAACCTGAAGGATGGTAATTAATAATTAAAAAAAAAGAAATTATGTTTGAAGAATTTAAAAAAGGAATGAAAACAAGTAACCCTAATGTCGGGGTATTAGAATATATATTCGGAATATTAGCTGGGTTATCTGTATTGCCAGTGGTTGCAGTCTATTTAGTTTTAGCTACACTTATTATTCAACCTTTAATTAAGGTTAAAAAGAAGATTTGGAAATAGATTTTACCCCAACAGCTAAACAACACAAGGCTTGGGAGTATCTACATGACAACACAACATCTGAAGTTTTGTTTGGAGGCAGTGCTGGAGGAGGTAAATCTTACTTTGGGGTTGCCTGGTTATTATATTCTTGTTTAAGATACCCAGGAACTCGCTGGTTAATGGGTAGAAGTACCTTGAAAACTCTAAAAGAAACAACACTGAACTCTTTTTTCATGGTTTGTTCTGATTGGGGCATTAAAAAAGGAGAGTCTTATAAGTTTAATGCTCAAAGTAATGTTGTTGAGTTTGTAAACGGCAGTACCATTATTTTAAAAGACCTTTATCAATATCCAGCAGACCCTAATTTTGATTCTCTTGGTTCGCTGGAAATATCTGGTGCTTTTATAGATGAGGCTAACCAGTGTACAGAGAAAGCAAAGAATGTTGTTGCTTCAAGGATTCGTTTTAAATTAAAAGAATTTGGGCTTCGCCCAAAGATACTTATGTCGTGTAATCCAGCTAAAAACTGGGTATATGACTTTTATAAACAAGATAGAGACGATACTCTGCCTAACCATAAGAAGTTTGTTCAGGCAAAATTAAAAGATAATCCTCATATTTCAGAGTTTTATGAAGAGCAATTAAGAAAACTAGACCCTGTTTCAAGGGAAAGACTACTGCATGGTAACTGGGAATATGATGAAGGGAAGGATAGATTGTTTGATTACGAGGCTATATTGTCTGTTTTTACTAATTCTAGCGTTAAGAATGATAATGAAGAGTATTATTTATCTTGTGATATTGCTCTTTTAGGTTCTGATAAACTCGTAATCTGTGTTTGGAAAGGAATGGTAGTTGAAGAAACGGTTACAAAAGCCAAAACCTCAGCAGATAATGTGGAGAAATTAATTAGAGCCTTGGCAGATAAGTATGATATTCCAAAAAGAAATATAATTATTGACTCTGATGGTGTTGGTCAATACCTTTCTCACTACATGAAGGGGATTCAACCTTTTATTAATAATGGGAAGCCAATGAATGGAGAGAATTATAAGAATTTAAAGACACAATGCTTCTATAAATTAGCAGAACAGATAAATATGGGAAATATCTGGATAAAATGCAATGATATTGAATTAAGAAACAAGATTATTGAAGAATTAGAGGTTGTTAGGAGAAAAAACATAGATTTAGACGGTAAACTAGCTATTTTATCAAAAAAAGAGATGAAAGCTATTTTAGGGCACTCTCCAGATTATGCTGATGCTCTTATGATGAGAATGAGGTATTTATTTAAAAATAATAAGCGTATTTTAGCTTGGGGTTAAAAAGTAACTTTTATTTCCTAAAAAAGTGAAAGAAATTTCCTTATATTGTATTTATGAGTGATGAAGTTGAAATATATTGCCTAAACAAGAGACATTCTAATATAGTTAGTGAGTTTTTAAGGGATTTACAAGATATTATTGATGAGGCAACATATTATGATGAAGAGTACGAGGGATTTAAGGATGTTATAGCAAGAGTTATACTTTTCCATAATGGATTAGGAATTTATACTCTGGATGGGGAAATAGACAAGATAAGCTGGTATTTATCAATGCCAAACACAGTATATTGGGCTACAGTTGGGTATTTTGCAGCATTAACGCCAAAAAAAGAAGAAAATTTAGATGAATATAGAAAAAAAGTATTATCTTTGATTGAAAATGTAGTAGAAAGACTAGAATTGTCTCT